GCCCACACCTTCGATTCATTCGAGCTTTGGATGCAGTACGAACACATGGGCAATGTCACCAAGGCTGTAAAAGACGCGGCTCAGATGTTGAATGTCTCTCAAGATCCAAATCATGAGTATGATCGCGAGGCCATCGAACACGGCGCAAAGGTTGCCGCCAACATCATGTCAAAGCCAAGGAAGTCAGACCCATCTCTGAATGCAATGAATGAGGGTATGCTGAGTGTCCCCGGTGTTTTGCAAGATGTGGTCAATTATTACACAGTCACAGCAATCAAACCCCAGCCACAGTTCGCCGTTCAGTGCGCCCTAGCTTTCGGGTCAGTGGCAATGGGTAGGCGCTGGGTTACAGATCAACGCAACTTCACCAGCTTGTACTTCCTAAACATTGGCGAGACAGGATCTGGCAAAGAACACACAAAGACAGTCCTTGAAGAGCTGCTAGAAGAGGCGGGGCTAGAAGAGCTGATCGGTCCAGCGGGTTACACCTCTGGGGCAGGCGTGATGTCAACCCTAACCAAAAAGCCAGTCCATGTCAGCGTAGTCGATGAGCTTGGCCGTCAGCTAAAGGCAGCGTCCGCAAAAGGAATGCAGCACAAGGCAGATGCACTAACGGCAATCATGGAATGCTTCGGACGCCAAGACGGCACACTTCGCCAGCAAGGCTATGCAACAAACACCATGAAGTCATCTGAAGCAGCCAAGCTCGAAACCGTAGTCAAGCGCCCGTCTCTAACCCTAGTCGGCATGTCCACGCCGTCAGAGTTTATGCAGGCAATCGGTGGCGGTGATGTTGCGTCAGGTCTTCTAAACCGTTTCCTGATCGTAAAGTCCGACATTGGCGTCCAGATGTCCCAGAAGAAACGCAAGTCATCTATCTCTGATCGGCTCGCAGCTTGGGCAAAAGACCACGCATCCGCACATGAAGGTGACTTGGATGCAGGCAATGCAAATGATTTGCCGCCACATCCAATTGAAGTTCCATTCACCCAAGAGGCCGAAACACTTCTGCGCGAGTATGAGGAACGTCTGGTCACAGCCATCAAGAAGGAAACAGGCACAGGTCTAGAGGCCATGTACAATCGCTCCAGAGAGATCGCTATGCGCCTGTCACTCATCATTGCCAGATCAATGGGACAGGATGAAATCGGCCCAGACGCAATGACTTGGTCAATAGATTACGTTGACCACTACGCCAATCAGGCCATCGAAATGTTCCGCATGAACATGGCTGAAGGTCCATTCGAGGCAACCTGCAAGGCTGTCTATGCTCGCATCGAAAAGGCGGGACTGGGTGGAATGACAGAGCGTGACATCTCCAGAAGCGTCTCAGCCTTTGCAAACTTGGATCGACGCAAGCGTGGTGATGTCCTAGACGTGCTGCAAACAGACAGGGGCATAGAGTGCCGCGATCAAAACGAAGGGGCCAGAGGGCGTCCGCGCTTCGCATACTTTGCCCCACCACTCAATTAGGAGAAGCCCAATGGCCAAATGGAACTTAGACAGTATATCGAATAAAGGAAAAACAATGACCAATTACACGCGATCAGAGATCCTCGACACCGCAAAAGAATATGTGACGAAGGATCGGGCAGCAACACACGGTGATATGGAAAGCAACCTGACCACCATATCTGAACTTTGGTCAGTTTACCTTAATGATAATATAAAACCACATGACGTGGGGGTTATGATGACCCTATTAAAAATTGCTAGGATAAAATCCAACCCAAGAAACCCAGACAACTGGCATGATTCGGCTGGCTATATGGCTTGTGGTGGTGAGCTTGCTGCTGAGAGGCCATTTGATCCTTTACCACCCAAACAAGGTGTGATTTAAGTCTCATGTGGGTGGCTTCCATATCAACATATCGCTAAGATCCTCATTTTTTGGACAGGTTGTTTGTGTTTTTTTATTGGTCACGTTGCTACCAAATTGCGCCACAGTTTAGACTGTCAACGGCCACCCACACGATCACCCTTATGTTGCAATAAACCTATTCCTTACACATACGATACGTTGTATGCTTACTGCGTGGCTGGGTTTTCTTTAACCTTTTGACAGATCGCGTTGACAGAATCTAATACCCCCAGCCACATCACACGATCACCCCGCCCCTAAAAAGGTGGGGTTTTTATTTATGGCATGTTTATTGTCAGTATTTATGACAAGACTAAAATCGCTGTTTTTCTTAACGATCCCAGTTGGTTAAGTATTTATGGCATTTTTGGCATTTATGGCATGTACCCTAACACTATTTTACACCCCCCATAGTACCCCCCCCAAGTAGGGGGAAGGAAGTGTGTATGACAGTATGACAATAATAATAATAATAATAATATATATATATAATAACTATAAGAATAAGGAGTATCAGTTGAATGAATTATGGCAGATTTGGTATATGCCATAAATATGACGTTAATGCCATAAATCGATTTGCAGTTTATAATACTGCAAGGCCGTGATACCAGAAACTCAACACCCTTTAGAAAGGAATCGAAATGAATACCGTCTACATCGTCACGCGACCAAGAGAGAATAAGTTTGGGTGGACACCCGATCTCACAGACGCAGCACGATACGGAAAATTCTCCGTCATCTTCGAGCCAGAAGATAAACCACAGTTCAACCCAGCCGCTGCAATCACAACAGCCAGAAAAGTTATGGATGGCTTCAGTGAGGATGATTTCTTGTTATGGCCCGGTGGGGGTGATCCTATCGCCGTCATGATCGCCTGCATGGTAGCTGCCGAAGAAAGCGAAATCGTCAACGTCCTACGCTGGGAACGTAACTTCGATGAGATCCGCGACAGACGTAAAGGCTGGTACATGCCAGTCAAGATGAACATGGCATAAAACTTTCTCACCTAACACACTTGTAATACACTACCTAGTGTACTAGATAGTGTGTATAGGAAATGAGAAAGGAACTTAGAAATGACCGACATCTACACAAAGCGCGCAAATATTCGCAACATTCACAAGATGAACGATATGTCTGACGCAGAGCTTTTATCTTTGGTTGCTCTTAATGAAAAGATCGCGGCAGAACACCGTGAGCCTTTCGGAAGCCTCATCGTGGCAGCTTCTGCCAGTGCTATCGCCGCAGAGGCTTTTCGCTTCTACGAAGGCCGCAACTAAATGAAGGGCGCATACGAAAGAACGCACAGCAAGGGATGGTCAGATGATGACATCCTAGATGCGCTGCACATGCGTGATGAAGGCTTCACCATGAGAGAAATCGGAAACCACTTCGGCGTAACAAAAAACGCCGTGATCGGAATGGTCCACAGGGTCATGAATGAAAGTAGGTAACTATGAGCTTATCCGTAACACACTGCCCTATGTGCGAAGGCCGCGTTAAACTCCAAGCCAAAGACTCAAGGCCGCACGAAGCATATGGCTTCCCAACAGTTAAACGCAGACGCGCCTGCCCCATATGCAACTTTAGAATAACAACAATCGAATTGCCCATCGAAATAGGCAATCAAGTATTCGAAGAGGAATAAATTATAATGGTCGTTAATAAAAGCGTTTGCGAAAAACCCAAAATCCCATCAAAAAATTGCAGAAAAGAAATAGCAACATTTTTTGAGCCAATTCTAAACGAGCTATTCGGCAGAGAGTATCAAAAATGTTCGGAGAAAAATCATGATCATTAAATCTTGGAAGTTTAAAGGCTTCACATCAGACATCCCAGAATGGGTGCAGCAAGAAACCAGCAAACGTGCTGGCAGTCCAGACATCTGGGTTCACACACAGCGTGGCGAAGAACCAGCACACATAGGACAGTGGATCTCAATCAACCTGAGAGGTCACGTCGATATTCATAACGAAAAGCCAGAAGGATGGGCAAAAGAAATGATGACAGGCGCAGCCTTCGTAGTCCTAATGTTCGCAATAGTTGTTATATTCCTCGCAATGTGATAATCGAAACATACTCTGCTTGGATAGGCTCCCTCCTGTAGCCTATGCCTAAACTACCCCCGCTTGGCTAGGTTTCGCACTGCAACGGCGGGGGTTTCTTTTTTTAGCATTGACTTAAACATCGCATCAGATACTGTAATTTCAAATGGGAGGTTTGGTCACTTTCTGTTGTTGGATACATGAAACCCTCACAGCTATTGTTGTGGGGGTTTCTTTTTTTAGCATTGTGACCTACATTCCCAAAATACAGCTAACCACTGAAAAGAAAGGTCAACGAATGTCACAGCTAAAGACAACAAACCCTCGCGGAAGACCCAAGTTCGAGGTCACCGAAGAAGTCCTAGAAAACGTCAGACGCTTCATGTCGCAAGGCTTGACCAAAGAGCAATGCGCTCCCTGCCTTGGTATGTCACGCACCACATTTTTCGAATTGCAGGAGCAAAATTCGGATTTTTCGGACGCTATAAAAGGCGGACAGGCCGATGGCATCCAGCAAGTAACCAATGCGCTCTTCGAAAAAGCCACCGTAGATCGTGATAATACAGCCATGATCTTCTTCCTAAAGAACCGTGCAGGATGGGTGGATAAGACAGAAACAAAGGTTCACGAAGAAAAAACAATAACTCTCGACCTCACAAGGATTGGCATCAATGAACTCTCAGCAATTGAACGCGCTTTTGAGCAATCTCACGTTAGAGGAAGTTCGAGCGGAGAAATACCGCAGATCATTGAGGGAGTTTACGAAAGCGGCGTGGCCGACGATTGAACCGGGCGTTGAGTTCAAAAACAACTGGCACATCGATGCGATCTCAGATCACCTACAAGCCGTTGCCGAAGGCGACATCAAGCGCCTGATCATCAACGTGCCACCTCGACACATGAAATCGCTGTCAGTAGCCGTTGTGCTGCCTGCTTGGACGTGGGCCACACAACCGTCCAAAAAGTTTCTTTACGCATCATACGCAAGCTCCCTGTCGATCAGGGATAGCACCAAGTGTCGGCGGCTGGTCGATAGCCCGTGGTACAAAGCCCACTACGGTGACAAGTTCCAGCTCACGTCAGACCAAAACCAAAAGCAGCGTTTCGAGAACGATCAGACAGGATACCGCATCGCCACATCAGTCGGTGGTGCTTTGACTGGGGATGGTGGCGACATCATCTGCATCGATGATCCACACAACAGCGTCGAGGCCGACAGCGCCAAGGTGCGTGAAGGTGTGCTAGACTGGTGGGATCAGGCCATGCAGACACGCCTTAACGATCCCAAGACAGGTGCATTCGTCATCATCATGCAGCGACTGCACGAACAGGATCTGACAGGCCACGTCCTAGCAAACCAGCTTGGCGACGAATGGGATCACCTGATGCTACCCGCCAGATACGAAGTCGGACACCCAACGCCAATGAAATCGTCTCTGGGCTTCACAGATCCACGCACGGCTGAAGGCGAGCTGCTTTGGCCGAACAGGGTTGATGAACACACCCTGTCAACACTAGAGCGCAGCCTTGGCTCCTACGCAGCCGCTGGGCAGCTACAGCAGCGACCAAGCCCCAAGGGCGGTGGTATCCTCAAGGCGTCATGGTGGGTTCCGTGGGAAAGCGAAGATATGCCCAGCAACATCGAATATGTCCTGCAATCTTGGGATACAGCCTTCGAAGCCAAGGAAAGCTCCAGCTTTAGCGCCAGAACCACTTGGGGCGTGTTTCGGCATCAGGGCGTCATGTGCGCCATTGTACTGGAGGCGTGGTACGACAAGGTCAGCTATCCAGACCTACGCAGGATAGCGCAGGAATCATACGACCTATGGGAGCCAGACGCAGTCCTGATTGAGAAAAAAGCGTCAGGCCAGTCTTTACTGCAAGACCTCCGCATGGCTGGTGTGCCTGTATTGGCATATTCACCAGATCGTGATAAGGAAGCTCGCGCCCATGCGTCGAGCGCGATGTTGGAGGATGGAAGAATTTACTACCCTTCAAACAGAAAGTGGGCTAAAGATTTAATAGATATATGCGCAGCCTTCCCTGCACATCCCAATGACGATGTTGTGGATACATGCACACAGGCTTGGTTGCGGCTAAGAAAAGGTTGGTTTGTTGGGCATAGTGAAGACCCAGAAGAAGACGAACCTGTAGAAAAACAAAGGATGACGCTCTATGGCTGAACCAGAAAATATTATCCCGTTTGCCGAAGGCGCTCCAGCCGACGAACTCATGATCGAAGAGCTTGCAGATGGCGATGTGCTAATTGGAGATCCAGAGCTGGACTTCATGGATGAGCTGGATGACGCAGAGTTTGACAAAAACCTAGCAGAAGTGATCGACGAAAAAGAGCTGGCCCGAAAGGCAAGCGAGCTTGTGTCGTTCTACGAGAATGACCGCGCAGCCCGTGCTGAGTGGGAGCAACGCTACAAGGAAGGGCTAAAGACGCTCGACCCAGATGGCGGATTGGCTGAAGGCGAAGACGAACGCGCCAGCCGTGGCCTGTCAGTCGTGGTGCATCCACTGATTGCAGAAGCCGCAACGCAGTTTAACGCAAAAGCCATCGCAGAGCTGTACCCGTCAGGTGGACCCGTTAAGTCGGTCATCATTGGTTCGCCAGACGAAAAGCTGGAAGATCAGGCTCGCCGTGTCCGCGAATACATGAACTACCAGATCACACAGGAAATGCCTGAGTATTTCCCTGATCTGGATCAGATGCTATTTCACCTTCCGCTGATCGGTCACACGTTCAAGAAGGTCTGGTGGGACGCCAATCTAGATCGACAGTGCAGCCAGTTTGTAAAGGCTGAAGACTTCGTTGTAGCCCCAGAGAGTAAAGATCTTTACACATCTCCGCGCTACACCCACGTCATCCGTATGCCGAAGAATGACTTCAATCGCTACGTTAAGAACGGATACTACCTGCCAACCAAATACGGTGGCGGCGATTCAATAGATCCGTCAGGCGATACAGTCGGTGAGATCGAAGGTGTCGATCAGTACGACGACAGCGAAGATGACGTAATGACATTGCTCGAAATGCACGTCTATGACCTGTTTGACGGCATTGATGGTGAGGAAATGGATGACGGCGATGTCGATGACAACGCAGTTGCCATCCCATACGTCATTACAATCGACTACGAAAACCAGAACGTGGTGGCTATCCGCCGCAACTGGAAAGAAGAAGATGAGCTGAAGATACGCCGCGATTGGTTTGTGAGCTATAAGTTCCTGCCCGGTCTAGGCTTCTATGGCTTTGGCCTTTACCACATGATCGGTGGCTTGGGCAAAGCAGCGACAGGATCTCTTCGCGCCCTACTCGACAGTGCAGCATTCTCCAACATGCAAGGTGGCTTCAAGCTGCGTGGCCGTGTTGCTGGTGGCGACATGCAGGTCAGCCCCGGTGAGTTTGTAGACCTCGACAGCACAGTCGATGACGTAAACAAGGCCATCATGCCATTGCCATTCAAGGAACCGTCAGGCTCCCTGTTCAACCTACTTGGCTTTATGGTCGATGCAGGCCAGCGTTTTGCCAGCACAGCCGATCTCAATATCGGTGACGTGAATCCAAACGCCCCTGTCGGATCAACTGTTGCCCTGATCGAACAAGGATCGAAGGCATTTAGCGCGATTCACAAACGCCTGCACTACGCGCAGGGTCAAGAGTTCAAACTTCTTGCGGCGCTGAACGCCGAAAATCTCCCAGACGAGTTCAGCTTTTCGCAGGCAGGAGCTGCGGAGATTATCTATCGTGCCGACTTTGATGATCGGATTGACATTGTTCCAGTGTCTGATCCAAACATCTTCTCGACAGCCCAGCGCATTGCGCAGGCCCAAGCTGTCTTGGAGATGGCACGATCAGCTCCGCAGCTTCATGACCTATACCAAGCGTACAAGCGTATGTATGAGGCGATCCGAATACCTAACATCGATGAGATCCTAAAGAAGCCAGAAGACGCAGTTCAGATGGACCCAATCGATGAGAACATGAGCGTTCTATATGGCAAGCCAATTCGCGCTTTCCCAGAGCAAGATCATGACGCACACATCGCTGTTCACATGCAGTTCCTGCAAGACCCATCACTGGCGGGAAACCCCGGGGCGAAGGCAATGCAGCCTGTATTGATTGCTCACATCGCAGAGCATATCGCACTTCTGTATCGTCAGCGCATGGAGGCAAGCATCCAAATGGAGATGCCGCCAATGCCAAACTTCAAAGACCCAGACTTCAAGTTCGCTGCTGTCGATCCGCAGATGGATCTTCTGATCAGCCAACGCGCAGCTCAAGTTGTGGCGGCAGCGCCTCAGATGAAGCAAATCCAAGCACTGGCAGGCATGGGCGGACAGGGTGGCCAACAGCAGGGCAATCCACTTCAGTATGCACAGCAGCTCGCGCAGCTTGAGACGGAAGCCCTCAAGGCCCGTACAACAGCCCAGATCGAAGCAGATAAGGCCAAGGCTCAGTCAAACATCCAGATCAAGCAGGCTGAAGCCCGTCAGGACATGGAGATCGACGCAGCCAAGGCGCAGCAAGACATGCAGGCTAAGATCATGAAGCTGGAAGCTGAATTGCAGCTTGAGCGTGAAAAGAATGCAGCAAAAATACAGATGGAGATGATGAAGAATGTACCGCCCTCAGTATAACTTGCCTCCAATAAACCCAGCCGCCTTTGGGGGTCTACCCAAGCAGGGTGGACCACAGGCTGGACCACCACCACCACCACAGGGCGGTCAGGGTCAGCCACCTATTGATATGAACAAGTATCTGATCGACAAGGTTATGGATATTAAGCGGCGAATGGGCAGTAGAGATTCTGGTGCGCTGGGCGCGATTTCAGAGGCGATGATGCCACAACAACCGCAACCGCAACAACAGCCAGTGCCGCAACAACCACCTATGGGGGCGTGATGAATACTTTTATGGACCGCGTAAACGCGATTGTAGCTAAGAACCAAGTTCCTCAAGGCGCACCAGAACCTGTCTATCCAGATGCAGGTATAGGCGCATTGGAGAATGTTGTGTCAGGCGCTCCACGCCAAACTGAGATCATGGGCCAGCCACACATGCTGGCTTACATTAACCCGCAAGAAGAAAACTTGCTTCAAGAATATCGTGGTGATGCTCCTGTTGTCGCAGGTCCAGATGGTGTTCCTGCTTATTTATTCCACTCAGGTTGGAGCTGGGGCGGCGGCAGCAAAAGCAGTAGCAACAACTCAAGCAGTAGCGGCGGCAACAGCTTTACAGAATCAGTGGCAAACTTTTGGACGCCTAACGATGGCGCATCATATGTTAACGGTCAGTTGGTAGATGATAACACTGGGGCATCAATCTCTGCTGGCGGCACTACATCTACAGGTAACGTGATCTCTGGAATTGC